GACCGCATAGTCGGAGCACCAGGTATAGGGCTGCTCAATCCGAGCAGACACCCTCCAATGGGCCCACTGAATAATAAAGTGGTGAGTAAGGGCGAGCATAGCCCAAGATGAGAGAGCCCCCATGGGCTGACCTACCGCGTACCGCACCGTCCGAACTGAGTTCGGAACAGCGTAGTCCCGATCGACCATCAATCCCTTCCATAGTTCCGCGAAGCGCTCTCCTAGGAGAACGCTAAGCAAGAGTTTCTGGAGAGAAATCGGCAACCGATCGGTTGCAGCAGATAAATCCAGGGACGCGATGAAGGGATTCTCGGTCTTAGCATGCCGATCGAGCAGAGCCCGAAGCGGCTTACCTTGATCGAAAGTCCCATCCTGAGGGATTCCTCGCAACATATCAAACAGCAAGTCATGAAGTGGTTTCATAACCCACTGAGTGAATGCATCGACAATCGCGAAGACTCTTTCCTTACCGGCAGGTTCGCTTTTTACAGCGAGCTTACCGAGGTCCGAGTGTTCGCGATGCCACGATTCCGTAGGGAATCCTGACTCCTCAAAGGAGGCCTCAAGGAGAGACATGAAGACGGGAAGCTCGTAAGTTCCCGTCAGCACGCACATTTCCAGGAGAACTGCCTTCAGGGCAGGTCGCTTACTCCATTCCACTGCGGCCAACACTAAAGATGGCAGAGACGTAGAGTTGTAAAGGATATCCTCCACAGCTCTTACCTCTTTCAGTCGGATAGGAGTAGCCTTCTGAATCATGAACGGGCGCGACTTTAGAACCGGGACTCTAAGGTCCCGCAATTGGTTAAGTCGAATCTTCGACCGGAAATCTAGCGCCACCTCCCGCCACCGTTTCCCGTTAGGGAAATGATGGAAGAAGGTTAACGCGAAAGTTCCAGCCTCCGATAGGAGATGACCAATTGGGATACCAGGTAGGACGATGGTATCGAGCTTCATAACCCCGGGAAACTCAATCACTCGATAAAGTGATAAGAGAGTTAACCAGAGTTTCAAAACTCGAGCATCACCACCCTTGATAGCCGCTCGGCTACTCGCACAAACAATTCGTGGGTATCCACTCAGCGTCCGCGAGACATTCGCTCCCAGGGCCCAAGTGCCGTCTAATCGCATTCCCGCACTGGCCTGCATCAGAAGAACATGAGAAGCCTTCAGGTACTTTACAGTACCTGGGGCTCCTTGCGTCTTCATCAGCTGACCAACGCGGAAGGCGAAGATGGCAGAGACACCGATCGTAGAACGATTAAGAGATCCCACCACGCACCGACCAGCTAGCAATAGCCAGTCGATGAGTGGCCGGCCCCCATTTCTGGAGGCCATGCCGGTAAAATCCGGTACAAGTCTCTTTAACACAGCAACTGTTCTGAGAGGTCGCGAAAGACTTCGCAGAATGTTGACCATGATAAGGAGATAAGTAACGTAGATTACCCCGGTTCCCCCTCCACCCTTGTGGGATGAAGAGGCCGCAGGCAGGCTTGCAGCCTAGGATCGTTAATCCTTCCAGATTGACTTTCGTTACAGTAATCCGCACCGTCCCGTGGTTGAAAACCACTTCTACGGATAGAACGGATGACATGACGTGTCACCAATGGTAAGTTCCACCGTCGGGGCCTTACGGCCTTGTCGGAGGTACCCGCTTTGCTGATACCTAAGTGTACATTGCCTATAGGCTAGTACCCTTTGTCCTCGCTCCATTGACCCAGCCCACCAGCTACAGAGCTGGCGGCGGTCATGGCACCCTTTCGTGTTCTACCCAACCGGACTAAGAGAACCGCCCGAGAGCTGACTGGTTATCTAAGACCGCCTTTCAACAGGCACTTCAAGGTCTTGGCTACGAAGTAGCTTACTCTAGTGTTGCCACTCTAGTCCACGTGTCTCCGTCGGACCAAGTCCGATGACCATCCCGCTGCGAAACGGGAAGGCCCCACCTTAGGTCTTCCACCTAAGCGAAGTGACCGACCACCCCCAAACCTTCTCCAAGGGTTCCAAGGGAGATTGATCAGCGTTCTTAAAAAGCGTTGGTTCCTTTCTCAAGGGGACACCGGGGAACTGTTTGAGCGAACTCAACTGTATTACTACAGCACAGTTCTTGAACCGACGGGTTGCGACGCCCACCGGAACGCAGGGTAGAGAATACCCTGCACCGACCTCAGATGTAAAACGAGTAGAGACTCGCCTCCACCATTGGTGGAATGTTCGGCCGAAG